ATGCCTTTTCCTCTCGGAGTTCAGCGGGTATATTCAAATAGCTCATAGGCTTACCTCAGCTTTCATACGGACTTGGTAAAGACCAATCCCATCTATCACCGCCACGGTAGGCGTTGCGGAAGTGGTTTCTCTTGCCATCGCCAGAGAACCACAGGTAATCCGCAGGGAGGACACGACCGACCTCGACCTGACCTTCTCTCTCTGCATACCAGCGGGTCAATACATCTATACAAAGAGTAATCAAACCATCATCGACCGGGTTTTCCTCGTTGTACCCTACAAATTGTTTGGGTGTAGTCACGACCGTTATAATATCGCCGTAGCCATGATCGACACGATTGAGCGCACACCACACACAAGCAGCTTTCTCAGCGTCAGAGCTGACCCCTCTGGCTTCTCCCCATAGCATTTTCGCCAGTACAATCACTTCCTCGTCTGTCCACGGCTGAGGTGTCACCTCCGGCTCTGGCTCCGGGGTGACTACCTCTACCACCTCGACAACGGGAGAAGGTTCTTCAACCTCAACCGTGGGTAATTTCAGACAGAGGACAGCGATAACGGTGACGAGCCACAGGAAGATCGAAAATCTCAGCCCTCGCAAGGGGTCTTAGCCTTGCTGGACTTGGGCTTTGTCGAGGTTCCAGCAAAATAGAACTTGCCATCTACGCAGATGGGGAAATCGGGAAAGAGCTTGCTGGCGGTCTGTGTTCCACGGGAACAAATCTGCTCTGCCGCCGCCAGCGACATTTCATCTTTCACGAAGTCCTTTCCAGCAGCCATGATATACGGCACTTTGCCGTCAATGCTTTTCAGTTTCATCGGGTTCTTTCCTTTCTTTGTTCCATGCTTCAACATCAACGCCGATACGCTTCAACATCTCCTTGCAGAGCCATGTGTAATCGTCCGGCATTTGATAATACTGGATAAGGCGGTCATGCTCGGCAGAGAAAGCGTCATAGAACTTCCGCAGGCGCTTCTTGCCGAAACCAAGGTGAACATGGAGGGTGTAAAGCACCATAGCGTCAATGTCATCGGCGTAGCGCCTGTCGGCTTCCACGATCTGACGATTGATTTCCATGTCCATCGCTTTCTTCTCGGCGGCACTCAGAACCGCACCAAATATCTTGCCGCCAGCTTTCTTAATTCTCATACCTCAATGTCCTCGAAGAAGACGGGATAGGTCTGTTTTAGCAGGGTCAGAAGCATATTGGCAACGATCCGCATATCAGGGTGAGCCGCTACGGGGCAGCGCATACGGCAGAAGTGCCGCCATTCTCTGAGGTCGGCGGTCATGACCACCTCGGTTTTCAAACTGTTCGGAAGGACAGATCGAGCTTCCTGCGGGGTGCAACCCTCGTTCAGCAGATCAAAGTAGGCGACCTCAGCGTGTTCACACGACCGCTTCCAGATGTGGTAGGTTGAGTCGGTCTTGGCGAAGGTAGAGGGACGAATGACGGTAATCTCGCCACCGAAGCCCTCCTTACCGTAGTTGCAGTACCGAGTGGACTCCTGACAGAACGCCGCCAGACGATGACGGACGATCTCATGGCTCACACCCCGGTCGCAGATGAAGCGAACGGTAAGAGAGCCATGCTCAATGACGGCTTCGTGACCACGCTTGATGATACCCCGGACAAACTTCTCTGCGCTTCCGTCCGTGATTTTGTCCTCGGACTTGTAACAAGTCCTACCAGCGGCTTCGATGGTGGTCAGAAGGGTCTTATAATCGGGAGCGTTGATAAGCTCCACAGAAGGTTCACTGATTTTCACTTTCAGACTCCCTTTCATACCAAGGTTTGAAGTTGATAATCTGTTCGTGGAGGTGGTTTGCTCTGCCATCGAAACAGATTGTACGGTCATCGACATGAACGATGGAGGGAACTTTTCTTGCTTGAATTTGCACCATAGGAAATCCGTAGTGTTTCAACCATTCAGCAATCGCCGTCTGCCCCTCAAAGGACTCCGCACGAGAAGAACAGATGACCACACATAAACCATCGCTTATGAGTTGTTCAATGACCTCTTTAATCCCTTCTACGGGAGGGTCGGGGATAACAGCGGCACCCTTCCACCCGCTTCGGTAGGAATGAATTACACCATCGAAATCGAAAGAAACTGTTGGAATATACATACTTCACACCCCCGCAACATGGCTTGCCAGCATATCGGCTTGGTGTGTCCACAGCACATTCGGGTACTGGCTGACTGCTCTGGTGTAGTCATTCCACTCGGACTTGTCGGTGAAAGCGCCCATGTGATAGCGGATACACATGATTTCTTCATCAGTCAGTGTGTAGAACTGAGAGAGAAGCATGACGGACTTATCGCCGTGGCCTTTCAGGAGGGTGTCGGGGTTGTACTCCCACGCCTGTTCGTCATAGATTGGTGTGCACCCACCATTAAATTCTTCAATGTGACCTGTTACCGGGTGGCGGTACTGGTCGATCTTACACAGGTCATGGAACATACCCACGATGAAGGGAGAACGAGCCTTGCGCCAGATCAGGTGATTGGCCTGAGTGAGCGCCAGAAGGTACTCCGTGACCATGCGGGAGTGGTTCAGAAGACCGCCCTCGTAATTGCCGTGGTACTTGGTGGAAGCAGGGGCGGTGAAGAAGCCGTAGGCCATCAGGTACTCCATCATGTCATCGGAAACAATAGAGGTTCCGTCAGGCAACTTCATGAAGTTCAGAAAATCGGTCACTTCGGACTTGGAGAAGCAGTCAGGCATTTTCGTACTCCTTTCTATGGATACTCTTTTCGCTGTCGAACCCGTCAGGGTAACGAGCCAGCAGCTTATCGACATTGTGCTGTGCCACATATTCAAGGGTCACACCTAAGCCGGTCGCCAACTGTGCGACATACCAGAGAACATCGCCCAGCTCGTCAACCATCTTCATCGGGTCGAAAGCATGACCCTGAAACTCGGTCTTTTTCAGAATGTCGATACACTCTCCGGCTTCGCCGTTCAGACCGTAACAGCCGTTGCGAACTTTATCCCATGAAGTCAGGTCGCCGGAAGTGCGCTCGGCGGCTTTCTGATAATCATTCAGCGTCATCGGCAACCTCCATTTCCACCACCGTCATAATGGCGTAGTTAGCGAGGTCAATCAGGGTGTCACGGATAGACTCGTCATTGACCTTCTGTTCACCGCCACGGGAGAGAGTTTTGAAGCGGCTGAACTTATCACCCAACCGAATACGAGCCATCGCCATTCCTTCTTCAACGAAGGTCTGGTGAAAGCTGTCACCGTAATCATGGTTCTTACGCTCATAGAGATTGTTGATCTCCTTGCAGATTTCAGCGTGGCGCTGAACCTTGGAGAGCGAACAAATATAGGCTTCTGCCATTGTAGCTTATCCTCGCTTTCAACATAGTTTTCAACATACCATTGGCGAGGGAGAGCCTTTCAAATTAGCCCTCCCTCGCACTCGGTATCAGCCAAGGAGAGCTGCCAAATCCATCGGGGTCTTAGGAGCGGCCTGAGAAGCCGCAGGAGCGGTTTTAACAGCGGGGGTAGTAACCGTATTGCCAGCGCCGCCCCAGCCCTCAGAGGGGCGTTTATCCGCCAAACGGACGAAGGTAATGCTCTGTCCGGGCTTCTTCTTGTTCTCCTGAACATCATGTTCCACATCGCACTCAATGAAGTGACCAATCAGGTCGGTATGGTCGATCTCGGTCAGGTCGAAGTTACCGAGCGCAGTCTTGGCGAAGTAGCTGAAAGCGTTGTATGCACCCTCGTTGGGAGAGCCATCGGATTTCAGTAAGGAGAAGCGCTCGATGTGCTTACTGCCGGTCTGCGTCTGCATATAGATTTCCAGCTTGCCGAAGTCTTCCTTGTACTTCACATCGGTAATCTGAAAGACATGAGTACCTTCGGGAATGAGGGTGAAACCCTCGGTGAGTCCGATTTTAGCCATTGTTTTATCGTCCTTTCTTGATCTTGTAATAGTGTCTGCTATATTAGCAACGAGAGTTATTAGGTTTTCGGCACAAGCGCTTTGACCTAAGCACCCACCTCCACAATAAACACCGAAATATTCATTGTAATAGATGGGGCAACCACCACAAACGCTCATACTTCTTTTATGGTGTGGAAATTGAGCTGTTCTGCATACTCGCAGGGGAAGATGATACCAACCAACTGGTCTTCATCATCGGGGTACTTGGTGTACTGCTTGACCAGCAGGGCTTTCGGTACGCTCTTGTCGCTTTCCAGATCGTAAGCGTACAAGATTTCGCAGAAATCAGACTTCTCGATCAGCGACCAGTCATCGTTGGTGACGGGAAGGGTCATGGTGCTGTCCTGTGTGGCGAAGATACGGATACAATCCTTGATTGCGCCGTCCGGCTCAGGCATGATTGCCTTGACCAGCGTGGCGTACTCGGTGCAACCGACCTGAGAAATCAGGCGACCAATACCGTCAGGCATTTTCTCGTTGCTGTACCCGGTCACGCTGCGGATACCATCGGGAATGAGCATAAGTACGGACGGGGAAGCAAGCCAGCGTTTGTCCATGTACTCATAGATAGCGCCACCATCAGGGGCGAGGGACTTCACGAACTTGGAAAACTTCATAGGTCAATCCTCCTTAATGATTTTCGGGGAAATGCGGTAGCTGTCCTCAGTGGTCGTGTACTTCGCCAGAATACCGTCCGCTTTCATAGCGTCCTTGTCGATCTTCGTGGTGGAAGTACGGCTAACCTCCCAATTATAGGCAGAACCAGCGATAGACACCTTCTTGTCACCGTCACGAAACTGAGCGATTGCGGCTTTCTTAATCATGTCAGTCACAACCTTGTACCGTTTTTCCATGTCCGGGATACCTTCATGAGCCAAAATCCGTTCCATGGTGTCTTTCAGGTCTTCGGCTTCCTTGACCAGCGCCGCCATATCCGTTTCGGGGGACAGGTTGTTGGTGCGAAGGGCTTTCAGGATTTCAGCGTCCTTGCGCTCGTCAAAGGCGGGAGAAATACCGCTCTCAACGAAGTCCTTCCACCATTTCAGGGCAGGCTTTACATACTTCTTCTCGAAGTCAGGATACCGCTCGGACACCTTGAAGGGACGGGTGATGGTATTCTCACCGCTACACACGAACTTCTCAGGGTTATCGTAGTCCTTGGGTTCAAGGAAGGAAGCGACCATGATAACCTCGTCCACGCCGAGAAGGTAAGCGTACAACGCCGCCTGCAAAGCGTAATACTCAGGAATATCGTCCTTCCAGTCCTCGACACGCTTGGAGGTCTTCATTTCGAGGACGGTGGTAGGCTTACCATCTTTACCATAGAGCAAGTAGTCCCACATACCGCCGAGAACGGGGCTTTCCTTGAAGAAGTCACCGTAGGTCTGACGGAAGTAGTCTTTGCCCCAAATGTCGGTCGGCGTGACCAGATTGCTCATGAAGTAGGTCTGCTTCATGTACTCAGCCTGCTTAGGCTCGATGGTCTTACCAGCGATGGTGTAGATCGTATCCTCGAACGGCTTCTGATAGGTGCGGGTCACTTCACACCAAATCTCGAACGGCGTAGACCACGGGTTCAGACCGAGGATAGTGGCAAAGCGAGTACCGGTCAGCTTCTTCGGACGCTTGGGAGGGATAATCTGGATTTTGTTGCCGTCAAGCCATTCCATTTTTGTCTACCTCCTTATAATTCACAAATTCATCGGCGGCACATTCCCGAACGGCAGTATCAGGATTGTTACCGTAGAGCTTACAGCAATCCGCTTCCAAGTCTGCATTGACGCACTTGCGGCAATCAATTTCGATCATGCTTTAGCCCTCCTTCGCCGCTTTCATCTCGTAGCCAGCCAGCATATTGTTCACGCCCTCGATCAGAGCGTCACACTTGTCGGCTTCGATCTTGGAGAAACCTTCGGTTTTCATGGCGATGGTCTGCACGAACTGTTCCTGCTCTGCGTCAATATCCATAAGCTTTTTCAGCAGGCTTTTCAGCGTACTGACCTGTTCCTCAGTGGCAGCACCAGCAGGAGCGCCAGTCAGTTCTTTCTTGATTTCCTGACGCTGTTCAGTGGTCACAGGGGGCTTCTTGGTGACGGCGGGAGCGGGTGCGGGGGTCGTATCAAACTCGCCGCTGTCGATACTGTCATGCTCCGCAATGTCCAAAACGAGCTGCCACAGGTAGCGGCGAATGTAGGTGATAGAGCTGCCGGTCGCCTGCATTTCATTTGTGACCTGATTGCCAGCGTTGGACACGATGGGGGCGATGGGGGTGTACGGCGCAACAAAATCAATGAAGTCCTCACGGTCATCGACATTGTAGACACGAGCGGTCGCCTTGTCTCCGTACATGGACGGAACCATCATCAGACCGATTTCAAGGAAAATCTGCTCGGCCTTGGGAACAATGTCCGCCAGCTCGAAATACTTATATTCGAGCTTCATGTGCTTGCCGCTCTTGTCCACGCCAGCTTCGAGGAAACGCACACGGGCAAGCTGCAACTTCTTGAACACATTCATGGTGGAATAATCCACCGCCGCAGTCTCAGCGGCTTTCTTGGTAGTAGCCATATTTATACCTCCAACATTTCTAATAATTTTTTCTTAATAGAATTGACTCTGCGGGTATTTCGCTTGGGCGGCTTCTCTCCGAGGAAATCTCGGACATAACGCCGTGCCAGCCGGATATACCAGTCACGGTCAACCACATCAATCGTCAGGTGATTGTCGTTGTCTACGACACATTTTGCGGGGAGTCCAGCAATCTTGACGGGATTGCCAGTACCGAGGTGGATTTTATAGAGGGTTCCGCACCGATGATCTTCCGTGGCATATACCCGGTTGACCTTCTGCACGACCTCCATCTGACCGTCTACCTCATGGAGAGCGTCACCATACTTACTCCCGGCCTTGGCGACCAACTGAAAGTCCAGCAGGCGGTCACAGCTCATGATGGTATCTTCGACCGGGATACCGTAGGCCAGATAATCTTTGACCGCCTTGGCGACCACACAAGCGTTGTTGTTAATATTGAACGCTCCTGCCG